TGAAGAAGTTCTCTAAAACTGGTAGAAAATTTAAGAAGGTAATATTATGATGAATGGTAAATTGTGGGATAGTGCTGATTTTGACGTTGAATACAAAACTATGGCAATGTGGGATCAGCTGGGAAAGATTCAAGATTCTGAGTCTGCCCGCGAGGTAGTTAAACCTAGCAAGTTCAAGGCTGTTAACACAGTCACTACTGATGATGGCATACGTATCGCCATAACTCCTAATGAGTGTCAGAGAATCAAAGACGTATTGCTTCAGGTTCGGACACCGGCTCGCGCTAAGATCCTAAAGCAACTTCAAATGTCTAAAGGTTTGAGCAATATGCTGAAGCTGATACGATGATGGCGGAGCTTTCAAATTGGCTATTTGCCTTTTGCGCAGCATTGGTGATTTACTTTGCACTCACCAATGCCGACAGATATGATGATGGAGACGACAATGAGTAAAATCAAAGAAGAACTAATTGGGTATGATTATGACAATGACGACTACGTCTATCAGGTCATTGACAACTTCTTCAACTCTGATGAAGAAGATCCGGCAGCGGTACATGAAGCTGATGAAGCCGAGGCGAATGTAGTTAAAGTTCACGGACGTAAGACTTGGCAGGAGCGTCCATGAATATATTCATCTTAGATGAAAGTCCAATTGTATCTGCGCAAGAGCAGTGCGATAAGCACGTCGTCAAGATGATAGTTGAGTCTGCTCAGATGTTATCGACTGCTCATCGAATGTTGGACGGCGAACAAGAAAGGCGTCGATCAAAGTCGGGCAAAACCATGAGTAAGTACTGGAAGTTGTCTGACGAGCGCGAGGATATTCTGTACAAAGCAGTTCATATGGGCCACCCATGTACAGTTTGGACTATGGAATCAAGAGCCAATTATGTTTGGCATTACATCCACTTCGTTGCGCTTTGCGACGAGTATCAATATCGCTACGGCAAGAAACATTTAACTGACAGAATGCTCGGCGAAGCATTGAAGAAGATCCCAAATAATCTTGAGGGTGACAAACGCACGCCATTCAAACTTGCTATGGGCAGTAACCCCGAATGTGTTTCTGATGATCCTGTTGAATCGTATAGAAGGTTTTATGAAACCAAACAAGAAAGGTTCAACATGGTTTGGTCTAAACGACCAGTTCCGTCTTGGTTCAATTTTAAGACCGCATAAATAAAGTATCAATGGAGATATTATGCCCCTATACGATTTCGAAAACAAAGACACAGGCGAAAGATTCGACCTGCTCCTCTCTATATCAAAAAGGGAAAAGTTCTTAGAACTCAACCCCAACGTCAAACAGATCATTCTCACTGCCCCATCGCTAGTATCGGGCACGAACCACCTTGCAAAATTAGACGATGGCTGGAAAGAAAATATGTCCCGCATCGCAGAAGCACACCCAGGATCCGCCTTTGCGGAAAAACACGGCGGACGGTCAGCGAAAGCTGCCAAAGTCCAAGAACTCGCATCCAAGCATGGCTTGCGGAAGAAAGGGCAATATAATATGGATCTTTAACCCTCAACCAAGGAGACACTATGTCATCCACTTTTGCGCATGTAGACAAAAAAATATCTGAGATCGATTACTACATTGATAGAAGGCAAAAGAAAAAAGAAAGAAAGGCCAGCAATAGAAACCGACAAGAATCTGGCCTCGCACTAAGAGATATAGTACCATTAACTGACACACAACAAGATGTATTTTCAGCATACAACAGCGGCTATAATGCTGTTCTCCACGGTTGCGCTGGCACTGGTAAGACGTTTCTTTCGTCATATCTAGCTATACGCGACATCATCAATAAAGTAGAACAAAAGCAAAAACTGATAATAGTTCGCAGTGTTGTTCCAACTCGCGATATGGGGTTTCTCCCAGGATCAATAGCAGAAAAGTCGAAAGTGTACGAGGCTCCATATCAAGCAATCTTCACCGAACTATTCGGAAGGGGTGATGCTTATGAGGTTCTTAAACAAAGACACAAAGTTCAATTCACCACTACGTCATTCGTTCGAGGTCAGACATGGGATGATGCTATTATCATTGTTGATGAATTTCAGAATATGAGCTGGCAAGAACTCAACACAATCATAACACGCGTGGGTGAAAACTCTAGGATAATATTCTCAGGAGACGGTAAGCAAGATGACTTAACCAGCACGAGGTATAGCACCGAGTCTGGTGCCGCCAAGTTCGTCAAGGTTTTGAGTCAGATGGATAGTTTTGCGACTGTAGACTTTGGCCCTGACGACATTGTTCGATCAGACTTTGTTAAGGAATACATCCAAACCTGTTATAAGATGGGCATATACGGAGGGTGAAAATAAAGCTTTACATCTCAGTTGTAGTGTAGTATAATAGAATAATTGATGAGGAATCTATATTATGTTTGAACACAAGAAGATGTTGTTTGATGAGTTGGACACCGAAACTATTAGAGGGGGAAGGCACTACATTACCCCCAAAGGGCCATACCCAAGCATCACCACTGTTCTTGGTGTCCTTTCAAAACAGGGAATAGCTGAGTGGAGGGCGCGTGTTGGTGAAGAAGAAGCCGACCGTATCTCCACTCAAGCTTCTCGCCGAGGAACTAATGTTCACCAAATGTGTGAGGATTATGTCAATAACGATTTGGACAAATCAAAGTTTCTCCCCAACGAGAAAGCGATGTTTCTTTCAATTAAAAAAACTCTCGACGAGAAGTTGGGGTTGGTATATGCTCAAGAATGTCCACTATACTCTGACTATCTAGGCATCGCAGGGCGAGTTGACTGTGTGGCTGAGTATGACGGTCGTCTATCTATCATAGATTATAAAACATCAGGCAAACTGAAAAGGAAGGAATGGATTGGATCATACTTTCAACAAGCATCTGCGTATTGCGTGATGTTTGAAGAAAGAACTGGCATACCTGTAGACCAGATTGTCATCGTCATTGCTGTTGAGGGCGAACGCGAAGCTCAGACATTTGTTGAAAAGCGAGACAACTATATTGGCGAGTGTATCAATACCATTAAGATGTATAAGGAAAGTCAAGATGTCGGATAAAGAATGGTCAGGATATGGAAGTTGGAGTAGCCTTGGATTTGTGACATATCCTCCGATCGCCATGAATGGGTGGGTGTTTCAGGTATCTTCTTTGCATGGCGCAGTAACTGTATTCGCTATCAACTATTTCACAGAAGAAACAGTGTGGGTTGGCTTCAAGGATATGGACGAAGCGAAGGCTTGGATTGAATGGACTTTTGAAGAATGAAAAAATATTTACTACCTCTTCTGTTGATACCCTGCGCGACTCAAGCGCAACCTTACACTGATGAAGACATAACATGGCTCGCTAAGAATGTTTATTTTGAAGCGAGAAACCAAGGGATAGCTGGGCAGCTATCAGTAGCGCACGTGACCTTGAATCGCGTCAATGACAGAAGGTTTCCCGACACATTGAAGGGTGTTGTTACTCAAGGATTGACGAGAAATTCTTGGCGCGACGGAAAGCCATACCCGATAAAACACAAATGCCAATTCTCTTGGTACTGCGACGGTAAGGCTGATACAATCACCAACTGGGAATCATTCGATAAAATAAGAAAATTAATGTTTACTTTCACGTCGAATAGTAGTATAATAGATATAACGGAAGGTGCCACTCACTACCACGCGGACTATGTATATCCCGATTGGGCTGACACTAAATTGAAAACGATCGAAATTGAAGATCACATATTTTACAGGTGGGATTAATAATGGTTGAAGTCATGACGACTGCAAAGTTCTCAAATATAATCGAGAACGTGGTGATCACGAAAAGGATACCCTACATGGACGCAGTCTGTTGGTGGTGTGAGAAGAATGACATGGAGATTGAAGTTGCAGCAAAATTGCTGAATACTGTCATTAAAGGTAAGTTGGAAGTGGAAGCACAAGACCTTAACTACCTTGTGAAGGGCGCAAGACTTCCTATTTAATTATGAGTGAGAATATGTCAGGATTCGATTGTTACAAGACCTACCTCGCAGTGAGCCAACACTTCACGCGCGAGTCGTATGATTATTTCAAATACAACGGACAAGTCCGCGCAAAAGAAACATCTTATGAAGTACGGAAGGATCGGTATTTTTTTGAGAAGGCTGCTAAAAAATTCAAGCGCGAGGAATTCGTCAAATTCCTTGTCGCCAATTACAGCCAGAACACGGGAAAGCCCCCATGGATCGGGAACCTGCTGAGTGCCCCTAATGACCTGATAATGAAGAGTTGGAAAAAGAACACCGAGTCTCTTTCATACAGGTTTAATGAAGACCTCAGTTATCTCTATGATGTCGAAGAATCGTTCGACGAGCTATTCACTATGGATAATGGATCACACCCTATCATATATCGTCACTATGCTCAGAATAAGATCTCGGTCGAAACCTTGGTATTGCTGAACGACTTGATCGGTTTCACAAGGTTGTGGAAAAAATACGACGACATCGTACTCAACTCAACGGTGTTCTTATTGAACAAATACTCGCCGTTTCTAAATCGGTTTTCTCCTATAGATAAGTCTAAGTTGAAGGCCATAGTTTTAAAAGCTTATAAATAAACATATACACCGCATAAAATGATAAAATAAAGGTTGACTTGCTCCTTAAAAGCTAGTATAATAGCTATTCAATATTATGATATATTGTGAATAAACTTAATATAACCCTATACAGAAAGGTAAATACAAATGGCATCATCATTCGCATCACTTAAAAAATCTCGCTCCAGCTCTCTCAACAAGCTCCTGTCTGAATCAACTAAACTTTCCTCCGGTGGACAAAAGTCTGGCGGCGACGATCGTCTATGGAAACCCGAAGTAGATAAAGCAGGCAACGGTTATGCTGTATTGCGATTCTTACCTGAACCAAAAGGCGAAGACTTGCCTTGGGTTCGTATGTTCGATCATGGCTTCCAAGGTACTGGCGGCTGGTACATCGAAAACTCCCTAACAACTATTAATCAGAAAGATCCTGTTTCCGAATACAACTCTATGCTTTGGAATAACGGAACTGATGCTGGCAAAGAACAAGCGCGAAAGCAAAAGCGTCGCCTGTCATACATCGCCAATGTCATGATCGTTAAAGATCCTGCGCGTCCTGAACTTGAAGGCAAGGTTATGCTCTATAAGTTTGGCAAGAAGATCTTCGACAAGCTGAATGAGTCAATGAACCCTGCGTTTGAAGATGAAGAAGCGATTAACCCGTTTGACTTCTGGGAAGGCGCTGACTTTAAATTGAAGATTCGTCAGGTTGAAGGATATCGTAACTACGATAAGTCTGAGTTTGATTCCCAGAGCGAACTGCTCGACGGCGATGACGAAGGTCTAGAGAAGATTTATGAGTCTTTGCATTCCCTACAGGAGTTTGTTGATCCCAAAAACTTTAAGACGTATGCTGAGTTGCAGACTAAGTTGAATCGTGTTCTTGGTCTTGGCGGCGTGCCTGTTACTGGTAGCGCGATGGACGATGACGGAACCGACACTATTCCGTTTGAAGCACCGGCCAAAGTCAAAGCTGCTCCGCAGGAAAAGGTTGCTGCTGCCGCTCCATCTTCCGAAGTAGATGAGGATGATTCTTTATCGTTCTTTGAGAAGCTTGCTGAAGAAGATTAATATCTGTAAGTGATACTAAAAAGGGCAACTCTTAACGGAGCTGCCCTTTTTTT